GCCCATATCATGATCACCAAATATAACCCTAGGAATACTAGCTTTTGGGCTGTTGTCATTTTTTGCCTGTGACAATCTTGTGACATACGCTGCAATGTTTTTTGTTGAATGTCCAGTTACCACAATTGATGCATCTTTGGATCAGTTTGTCCATTGAGGCAATGATTGAATTGGTGCGTACGTTTACAGCTACATAATCCCTGTGCTTCATTCTTGACCCCTTATTATTCGTTTGGCTAATTCAATGTCCTCTTGGTTCTTGAATAGTGCTTTTTTGTTTTCAATGTCTTGTGCTATTGATTCTTGTAGTGCTTTGGCAAACTTGTAATCGTGTGGTGTGTATTTGTTGTTCATTGTGCATCCGGGTGTTTGTTTGTCACATGCCACATGAATGATTTGTTTAATGAGACTTGTGTTGATCCGTACAGTTCAAGGCCACAGATTTCACATCTCATAGTCCAATAGTTGAACCTATGATTCTTGACTTTGTCTGGTTGGCTTTTTCTTGTTTTGGATACACCTAGTAGCACCAGGAATGATAACCCTAATGCCATAAGTATTGCTTGTGCGATTGTTGCTAGTGCTTCTGTCATATTAACCCCAGTTTTCTTGAGCATGTAGGCCAGGCTTTCCAGCCTTGTATTTTGTGCAAATCACGCGCAGCTTTGTATTGGATGAACCAATTGGCTTCATGTGGTTTGCCTTTTTGTCCCACAAATTCCCATGATGCTTGCGAGAATTGAAACAATCCCATGTACTTGCCTGTTGGTGAGATTGCTTGTGGGTTCATTGATGATTCACACATTGCGATTTGTTTCCAATCGCTTGGTAAATCTATTTGTGTTGTTTTGATTGTCATATACATCAGAATGCCGGAGAAGTCCATGGATCATCCTCTGCTCCACCTGCAGCTATAAGTTCAGCTGTTTCGTGGCTCTTTGGTATTCCCTGTTGCCATGCTGTAATGTTATCAACAAGATGGCCTGATTGTATGTCATCCAAAAGGGGCTTTACTTCTTCAAATGTCATATTTGACTCCGGAACAATCTGCGCATCTTTACGCCTTGATGCAAATTGAACGAAAGCATTTTGTTGATTGGTATCTTTTAGATGCTTTGCGAGTTCACGTTGTAACCAACCAGACATCTTTGGAGTCGCTATCCTGCGAGGCTTTAGATAAGTAATTGGTTTTTCAACATATGGCACTTCACTTGCACCCAATGATTGTTCAACATTGGCTTTAACCATTTCTTCTCGACTTGGTCTTTTACCTTTAGGTGCAAAATTAAAGTTTGCTAACGCTCTGCCAATTGCAGATGTTTCAGCATTCTCAAGTGCGTTGCGTGAGTTAACGCCTTTTGCTTCTGTGTGTTCATCAGCTAATCCTGTTGCTACTTGACGATCACCAACAAACACAATTGCTTTGACAATGTAATGCCCACTGTTATGTGATACCAGCTCTGTTTCAATTCTTCCATCTTCTGCATGCAATTCCCAGAATCTTGAAAGTCTTGCCTCTACTGGTTCATAATCTTCAATGTTAAAGAATGCCACTATTGACCCCTTTTCAATTTGTTTATTTCTGTTTCATCAAATCTTCTGTGTCCACTAGGTAGCACTGTTGCTTTGATGATTTGTTTGTCAGCCCATCTTTGAATGGTGCGTGCAGATACTTTAAGTTGCTTTGCAACATCCGATGTTCTTAACATGTTTTTGAGTGTATGTCCGACATGGCCGAGTAGTCAATCATTTAATGATGGTGTGTTTAACCCCACTCTTTACCATCAGCTATGAATTTGCCTTTAGCGTTGATCGGTACCAGTTGAGGCACCACATGATTGTTTTGTACATACAAAAGCCCAAAACCCTGCTGCCAGTTTGCAGCTTTTTCTTTAATGTAATTTGCACCAGATGAACGCAAATCCATCAGATGTCCTACTTCCATGCCCCAGATGGTGTTTAAACGGCCACCAAAGCCCCTAGAAGCCTTTGAGATGCCTTGCCTGTGGGTATGTCCACAAACTACGTTTTGACCCGTTCTGATGGCCAAATTAAGGCTTGTAAGGCCTGCTGATTTTGAGAGTACGCCCTCATCGCCATGTCCCATCAAAACTCCAGGGGCAATAAAGTCCATGTGGCGTTGATAAGTTATTCCTAACTTGTTCAATCCAAGTAAGTTTTCTATGCGTAAAGCTGTTACTGATTCAAAGGCTGGCGCTGATCTGTAAATGTATTTTTCTATGCGTGCGCTGTGGTTACTTCTTTGTAACACAAATGGCTTCTTCTTTGATCCAAGGGCTTCCCTGAAATCTGCCAAAACATTATGAGCTGTATTGAAGTCTCGTTGCAGTGTTCGTTCAAACTCTGCTCTTGTGCCTTTGTTAAATGCACCTAATTGTGGAACATCGATTTCATCACCTACGCAGTAGATGCCATCAATCTTTGATTCCCATATGTAGTCTAAAACTTTTTCAACATTTTTTTTGTGATGGAATGGAATTTGCAAATCCGGGAGTATTAAGTAACGCTTAATAGATTACCTCTTTTTCTTGAGATCTATTACATCACTCCATATCATATCAGTTTTTGTTTGTAATTTGGTTAATTCAATTTTCATGTCATTTATTTTGTCAGCAAGTGATGATCCACCATTAGGGAACAATGTTTGTTTGATTTTAGTTTGGATCGCTATTAGGCGAATCATCAGTAAAAGTATAGTTGATGCAAGACTTATTACAGCGACTATTTCATTGATTGTCATTGGCGTTTGTACCAATCTGGATCATAATCATCAAAATCTTCATCATCATCATCTGGCGTTGCATATTCAAAATTAACTGATGCGTAGTTAATCATTCCGTATGTTTGGTATTCAGTCATACCCGGTGAAGTTATAGTTCTGAGTTTTTTTGTTTTACCATCGTAGGTTTCCATAAGCACAACAAAGCCAGTGCACAACTCACCTTTTTCATGGGCAACGTTCATGATGTTAATTAATGCATCACCAAATACATCTGGAATTTCAACCTTTTCTTCAGACATTTAAATCAACCCCATTCAGTTTGTTAGTCCATCCTAAATACTTGTAACCCCAAGCATCAGTTACCCCGGTGTAATAAAGCTTGCCTATTGTGTCCTTGACAGGTAAATCAGTAGTCCACACATAACCAGGTTTATCAGATTGAATAGCCACATGGCCAAACTTGCCACCTTTCCAAAAGTGAGTTGCCCCCTGAGGTGCTTTCATTGGATCAATAAATTTGTTTTTCTTAGGTGTGTTATTCCAAGCAACAATTGCACTTGGATACTTTGCAGGGATTTGCCAGGCTTGACGACATGTTTTTAAACACATGCCTTTGACTCCACGCTTGCCAGACATATGAGCTGTGGCCATCCAAAGAGCTGCGTCTCTGCCAGTCCAGCCTTTAGTGTTCGTCAGCTTCTTTGACATTAACTTTTCCAAATGAATAATCGTTAGGATTCAACCAGCGAAGAATCACTGGTGCTACAGCTGCAATTCCTGCTGATAACAACATCTTTGGATCAGTAACGCCTGCTAGATAACATGCAATAAGTCCTGCAACAAATGATCTTGCCCAAGATGCTGCTATTGCTTTGTAGTTGGTCATAAGATACTTGCCAATTCTTCTTTGGTTAGTCCGGCAATGTCTGCAAGTTTTTTGATAGCAGATTCACGCGCATCTTGTTTGGCTTTGTACTCGGCTTTTAATAGCAATGATTCTTGAGCGCGTGCATCTCTGTCAGCAATAAATGCTTCTTTGTCTGCGCCTTTAAGTTCAATGGTTTCGTTATCTATACCAATAACAATTTTTTCAGTTGCCATTATTTAATCCTCACTTGTTATAGCCGAACACGCTGATTGAGCCAGTTATCGTTCCTGATGCTGGCAGCAAAGTAAATCCTGTAAAAGACGTACTGGCTTTATGAACACCACTATACAAAACTAAACGACTAGCATCAGTTGTAGTTGCATAGGCACTACTAGAATTAAAATAAGTTCTTGCTGTTTTGAACGGATTAAATATTGTTGCTTCTCCAACATTTTCATTTGAATTTTGAACAAACAAACGTGAAGAAGTTGCAGGGTCTTCTCTTTCACCAGTTAGCGAGGTGTTTTCACCAATAATTCGTTGAGCCATATAAACATTGCTTGAGTTGTCAGCACCACCAACCCTGTATCTCATTTTTAATTCAGAATCACTAACAGAAGCAGTATAAGTTGCTAAAATTTTGTAATGGTCATAATTTGCACTAAATACATCATTAATCGATTGACTAGAAACTGCACTAAATGATGTTGTATTAATAAAAACTAATCCTGTTTTGGCATCAACTGTTGTAGCAATTGTGCCCATGTTCGTTGCTCCGTCTTTTACAAGATCAGAAGAAGATGGATAAACAATTCCCATTTTGCTTGTTGTAGGCATGTGTTAATTAACTCCCAAAAGTGCGTCTTGCCATCGTAGTGATGGATCTAGTGTATCCCAAGTTTCCCCAGCAAATACATCTTGCCACGCCACTGGCACAGCTGAGAATGTAAAGTCTGAAACATTAAGTGTTAAGCGTGCTGTAAATCTGTCAATGTCCCATGACCATCCCTCAACATAACCAAAGAATTGATTTGGGTACAAAAGGGCAGGGAAGTCTGTAACAGATACCGGCATACCAAAAAACACACCCACCAAAGAATTAAGCAAAGACGATGACATTGTTGGCGCATCAATCTGTATTTGAATACCCTGGATAACTGGTGATGGGTAAGCGTTAAGAAGTACTAGACGATCAGCCAAAGTATCAGCATCACCTGAGTTTTTCAAGAATGTTTCAATTGACTGTGTAACCCTGCCGTACTGGCTAATCGAGTCAAGTTCTTCAACTTGCATAACATCTTGAGCTGTGCCATAAATAACTCTTACATCGTTGATGATGTCATTTCTGGATGTGGTCACATTGATGCCATCGGCAAGAATAAAGTTTTTTGAGATGTTGACAAAGCCGTTGGCACTTACATAATCTGCACGATGGTCTTGATCTTGGAAACCGATTCCACCGGATGTCGTTTCAAAAATATAACCCGAGCCTGAGTCAGCAACAATCTGAACATAGTTCAAAGCATTTAAAGGCTCTGGTGCAGCTAGTGAACTAAACAGATCATATGTTCCAGGTGTGTCAATTGCTGAAATATCAACACCAAGCAAGTCAGCCCATGTTTGTGTTGTGTAATCAGTCCACACTTGTGTTGCAGGTAATTCATTCCATTTAAGGCCAAAAGTGTCAGTGACTACTGAGACAATCCTGTCACCATCTTTTTGTTCGGCATAGCCAACAATGTTTGCTTCTTTAGCTGCAAGTTCTGAAAGCGCACCGGATGCACTGATTTGTGTGATAAAAGTGTTTGTTGTTCCGGCATCAAGCACTGAGACTGAAACATCTGTTACTAAGCCAGTGAAGATTGTGGTGTCAACACCGGTGTAATTGTCCAGGGTAACTGTGATGGTGTCAAAGATTTCAACATCTGTGTAAGGCAGATTTAAAAAGTCAATTGTTGCAAAGCCTGCTGATGATTGTTGTTGTACATCATCGCGACCCATACTGATTTGCACACCTTCAAGTGTGTAATTTGTTACAGCTGTGCCGTTGATCTTAACTGTGGCGTTTGGTGACCAGGGCATAATTATCTGCCTGGAATCATTGGCTTAACAAATTTGTTAACTGTGCCAGCCTTTGCAGCATTATTGATTGACTTGACGACTGTGTTTGCTTGTGCCTTTGAATTAGTTGCACCAAAGTTATTCACAACAGTAACTGCGCCTCTAGGGTTACCTGCTGCCAATTGTCCTGCTGCTCTAATTGGTGCAGTTGTGATGTCAAGGATTGCACCACCAACAAATGATTCTTTGAATCTTTCAAATGCGTTAATTGCTGCTTCAGTCTTTTCGATAATCTTAGTTAATGAATCAATTAACTTAATCAAAAGACTTTCACCAGTATTAGGATCAACAGCTAATAAATTGCCTAATGCGTCACCAAGTTCTCTGATTTGTTCACCAAGTAAATATGCTTGACCCTCAGTTGTTTCCATGTCATAACCAAAAGTAATTGCACCAGTCCCGGCATCATAAAATGCTTTTGTTAATCCTTGTTTGCCACTTCTAGTCAATCCATTAACTAAGCCCTCAAGTGCAGGCACAAGATTATCTGTTGTGAACTTTGCAAGTTTTTCCATAAATGGTAATAGAGCAAATCCTATTTGTTCCTTGGCTTCATCAACAGCTATTTGAACTCTTTGCATTCTGCCAGCAAATGTTTCAGCAGCTGCTGCAGCCTGACCTGCAAATGTTTCAGACAATGCTTTAACTGCACCATCAAAGTCTTTTGTTTTAACAATGTTCTCATCAAGTGGAACACCAATTCTTTTCAAAGCACCAAGGTTGCCGTCATAGGCTTTGCCAAGTGCTTCTGTAACTGCTGCTAAGTCTTTGCCTGTACCTGCTGCAATATCTAATGCAAGTTGTTGAAGTTTTTGTGCTTTAGTTACATCTTGTGTTGATCTAACAAGCCTGTCTAATGATGGTCTTAATTGATCATCAGCAATGCCGGTTGCTCTAGCTGTGGCATCAATATAATCTTCGGTTGCTGCAATCTGTTGATCTGTTGCTTTAGTTGTATTGCGTAAAGTTTGAGCCAGGCTAACCTGGGCTTTTTCATCTTCAATGGCTGCTTTAACAGCTGAAACACCAATTGCAAATGCTGCTGTTCCAACTGCTGTTGCAAGACCAAGAAATGCTTTAGCAGCTGTTGCAACAATCTTGTCAATCTTGCCTGTAAATGATTGTGTTTCAGTTGTTGCTTTATTCAAGCCAGTTGAGAATTGCGCTGTATCAGCAAGCAACTCTAACTTCAATGTTCTAATGTCAGCCATTATGCAACCCTACTTTTCCACTCACGTCTTATTCTATCAACTTGCTCAACCCATTGTTGTGTTATGTAAGGTTGAAGCGCTTTAAGTGTTGGGAAGATAAAGTAACCTGCATTGCCTCTGCCCTCGCGTGGCGACCTTTTGTCAAATTGTCTAAGGCCAACATATGTTCCAGATTTGCGTTCTCGTCTGATGTTGTTGTAAGCACCAAATTCTGTACCAATAAGAATCTCACCAATTGGAGTGCCAGATTTAAGTTTTGAAGTTCCACCACCAATAGTAATAACTGGTGATTTACTTGATTTTGAAACTCTGATTGTTTTAGCAATTGCTTGCCCTTGTGGTGTTGCTTGTAAAGCTGAGCCGACAGCAGATGCTGCAACTGTTGCTATGTCGTTGGCTGCTTTTTTCATATCTGTTTTTGCTATCTCATCCATCTTGCTGAAAGTTTTAAGAATGGCAAGTATGTCTTTGTCAGCAATTTTGATTTGAAATGGTTTAGCCGCCATGATATCTATTCACCACATCTGCAATTGTTGATACCTGCTCGGCCGAAAGCGTTTTGAATTCTGATAATGGCTGGCGCGATATTACGGCCAGTTCTATCAAACTTCTTTCGATGCTTCCGGCTTGGTAAAATTTGTTGTTGCAAAATCCTTTGAATTGATGTGAACAACGCTTGATCGCCAATCTTCAAAGCGACCAACCGGCTTGTCACTGAGTCGTTTTTGCATTTGATAGGCAAGCCAGAATTGTTGTTCAATGCTTGGTGGCAATTCTCGTTTGAATAGTTCCAAGAAAGTTGTGCCAGTTTCTTTTTCAGCTTGTGCAATCTCCCATGGAATAGTCCATTCTTCAAAAGACTTTCCATCTGCAAGTTTCCATTCTATTTGTATCTTAAACATTAGGTGACCCCTGTTCGATAGTTACGCTATTGATACTGATCGGATTGGCATTGTAACTGAAACAGTTAATGCATCCGGTGCAGCGCCACCAAAATCTGGGCGCTTTGGAATAACACTTAATGTCATAACTTTTGTGTTAATTGTTAAGGTCATTGCAACTGCTGTTGTTGGTGCTGTGTCTGCATCTGTCCAAAGTGTGTCGCAGAATCCTGATGCAACTCCCCAGTCTTGGAGAATTTCAAGGGTTACTGAACCAACTTCTTTGTCAATTACATAATCAACTAATCCATTCAAGGTTTGAACAGTTCCGTTTGGATCATCTAATGTAACAGTTGCACTGGTAATTTGGTCATCATAGTTCACTGCTTTGTAGGTGCAGGCAACTTGTCTGCCTGTTAATACTGATGTGGCCATTTTTGTTTATCCTTTCTTATGGATTGTATATTGTAGTAATTGACACTTCAACCGAATACACATCGCTGGTATTCGCTTGCCGTATCCTTGGGCTGGAAACTGAGAGTATCTGCCAAGATGTGGGAATCAATGGAAGCACAGTTGCAACCATTGTTTCTAGTTGTACTAATGCACCAGGGTTTGTGTTTGGTGCTGCAACTAATTCTAATGTATATCTGACACGCCAGGCTTTATTGTTTCCCATAGTAACTGGTTCTAGCCATGGATCAGCTGACAAAATCATAATGCTTGGTGTGGTGACAAATTCTGCACCAAAATCAACAACTGAATAATTGCTGTTTGATGTGATAGCTGTTTTTAAATTAGCGCGAAGTGTTGCTAATGTCATCCGATTAACGCCTCAACATCAATGTAAGCGCCAAGCATTCCAACAATTCTGTTTTGGATAGTGCGTCCTAAAATATAAGGTTGAGGAACAAAATCTAATCCTTGCATACTTGATCCAGCACTTGTGCGTGCTTTAAATACATCCAATGAAACTGTTAGCACAGCTGATTCAACTGGTGCAATATCATCATATTGTGATAAATCATTTGCTGAGGCAAGGCCGTTTGGAATTACATTGTACCAATCGTGAATTGTTACTGCTGAAGTTGTAATTGTAAAAGTAAAGTCATCAACAATTTCTAATACTGTTTTGCTGCCATTGACATGGGCTTGTATGCCAGTCATGACAACTGTTTGGCCTTTGTGAAATTTGTGTGGTTTGGTTGTGTGTAAAGTTGTAATAGTTGATGTTTCGTGTTTGTGTTTGTCAATTGGTGCATTCCATTTAACTAATAAGTTACCGACTACTGATTCGGCTGTGTCAATAATTTCTGTTAATACGGCATCAGAATAAAGGGATGATGAAACACCATTAAGTGCAGCTCTTAATTCTGCTGGTGTGATGATTGATGCCATTTCTAACCTTTCAAATTTGTGGTGTTACCTGGCAGGACAGGGGTCTAACCTGCCAGGCAACTCTTGTTCGCTAATTAGGCGACAGTGATGTTTCTGAATGCTGTTGGATATTTCGCACAAGTTGCGATATATCCGTAAATGCCGATCTCGATTTCGCCAGTTGAAACATGATTTGTTCTCAATTGGAATGCACTTGATCGGTACATTGTTGCTGCATCAGATGGATAAACAACGCCACTTACACCAGTTCCGGTGTCAAAGTTTGGATCAACAACAAGTTGCAATCCTGCGATTGTTCCTGCTGTTGAACCTTGGGTCATTAGACCTGCTGCGTTTTGTGGTGCTGCTGCTGCAAATAGTGGTCTTGCTTGTCCATCTACTGCTGCGAGTAACGCACCAAAGTTTCCGGTGTCTGCAAGGAATCTGTTTGGAGTCTTGCGAACAACTGCGTATGAATCTGCAATACCATCTGCAATTGCTGCATATAGTGTTGCGCCAGATGAAGTTCCTGCTGCGCTTAATGCAATGCTTGCTGCGTATGCATCGGCTTTTTGAGCCCAGGATGCAGCCAACTCGCGTAGCAATACGTCTAAATATGCAGGATCACTCCTATCAAGGAGTTCTACACTCACACGATTTGCGCCGGCCACCTTAACTACATCAATCTCTTTTGAAGTAATTGCAGTATCGGTTGAATCAAATTCAACTGCTTCTGCTGTTACTGCTGTTGTGGCTTGTGCACCAAGAATTGGTCGGTAGAATTTCATTCCACTTGCAGGCAATACACCTTGTTCAAGAGAATCAGCGAATGGCATTGAGTTGTCAATGATTCCGATTAAGTCTCTTAAATAGGTTGGTGGTACAACTCCGATGTTTTCGGCTGTTGTTGCTGCATCAATTGCTGCAACTAAGTCGCGTGCATCTGAATTGCCTTGTAATGCATTGAATTGTGCTTTTGCATATTCGCCAGCTGTGACATTTGTGTTCACGCGTGGTTTTGCATAAGCAACTGGTGCTGATACTGCTTTAGAGGCTTCAACTGCAACTTCTGGCGCAGCTTCGACCACTGGAGTAACTTCTTCAGGATTTCCCATTGAAGTGACCTCACTTTCGGTTTGGTTTGTTTGTTCATCACTTGCGCTGATTGCAGTGACTTCTGTTTCGTCTGCTTGTTGAGCAGCGACATCTGTTATTTGTGCATCAGCAAATGCTGGAGTATCAACAATTGATACTTCCAAGATTGATGCTGCTGTCACATAAATTTCATTTTCTTTGTTTTCGTATTCATCAATTGATGCACCGATTGACAATCCGGATTTCAACCCATCTTGTGCAAGTGCTAACACATCATCACCGGCTGAAGTTCTGGCAACTTTGAATTTGCCTATGATTCCAATTGGTGTGACTTCGTGTTCAATCATTCTGCCACGAACTTTGTTCATGTCATGATCTTCATACAATTTAACATCTTCGCCAAGTTTCAATGATCCTTGTTCAAATACAACCTTGCCAAAATTTGTTAAGCCAGGTTTTCCAAATGGAACAATGATTCCAGTAATTTCTCGTTTGGATGTGTTTGCTGTTAATATGTCGCTGTTAAATTTAATTTCCATTATCTCACCAGGTCTTCTTCCTCGCGTGCCTCGTCAACTGTGAGTACTCCTAGAGGAATTAATTTAGAGTACACATCTGCCCTTGTTAATGGATCGCCTCTTAAGAAGTCATCCAAATCAAATTCAACATATTGTCCACGCACTGTCACATCATCCATTGATAAGCGTTGTTCAATTGCTGTTAATAATGGTCGAAGTGAGAAGTCCAAAAGGGCTCTGCGTTCAGCTGTAACATTTGAGTAAGTCATTGAGTTTGTTGCTGCATCCAAATAGTAGGATGGGATGTTCATTAGTCTGGCACATTCTTTCGCGAGATATTCTCTTGCTTCTGTCATCTGCAAATCTGCACTTGAGAATCCGATTTGTTGCATGTCAACATTGTCTGAAAGGAAAGCTGTTCCTTTTGTTTGGCGTGCTTGTTTCCATGCACTTAGCAATGCTGTTGCTTTATTTGAATCCATTGGAACATTTGCTTTAAGCACCACGCTCGGGGCAGGGGTTTCGGCATAATTGAATACAGCTCTTTCAAGGGCAGCAGCAGTCCTGATTGTTCTGCCACCACGATTTAAAATTCCATCTGGATCAATACCAGTAAATTGAATTAGTGATCCAACACCGGAGTCTGGAAGTCTTTGTGCTTCAAGTTGGTAACCGATAACTATTTCACCGGTTGAATCAAGTACTTGTGAAACTCTTGGTGCATCAATCCATTGAATTTTGGATGGTCTGCCTGTTACTTCATCAAGTTCTCTGATTTGCCAATATGCAACACCATGAAACAAAAGATTTTCTGTTGTCATACCCATCACAACAGCTGTTGGCATTCTTGGGTCTGGGTTTTTGATAAGAGCTGGTGTTGGTTCAACAAGTGATTTGTCAAATTCTCTTTTGACATGAAGTTTGAGTGATCCGGCTGTGCCTTTGATTATGTTTGTGCCACGCGCGATTGCTGGAACACTTAGTGCTTCGCGTCTTGTTGCAAAAGTTGATGTGACACCATCAAAGCCTGGTGACCAAACTGACAGTGGTTTATCTGGGAAAGTGTATGGTGCAATTGCTGCTTTAAGTTGTGGCTGAATGTATTTTGTGAATATGCCCATAGTCTCGCAATTATCTCATAGTTGTTGCTTATATCATACACTAACCACTGCCTGGCGTGTTATTTTAAGACACTAGTATTTCAAATTCACCAGAGTGTTGTCTTTCAGTGGCTTTATGTATTGCCAACATCATTGCAATTGCAGCTGTTGAGTTTTTGCGCCTGGAAACATACCATGATCCGGCTTCAGTTGTTTTCTTTATGCATGCATTGACAGAGGCAGTCAATTCCGGTTGACCTGCATGGGTTATGCGCGCCCCTGCCATTGCACCTAGGGTTTCATCACAAGCCTGGTAATACTTTGCACCGGTGATGATTTCAGAATGGATGCTCGCCATTCGAAGTTTTGCTGCAACACTGTCGCCACTGAATTTGTTTAAGATGATTGATTCAGCGTTGTATTTCTTTGCCCATTGTGCAACATGATCAGCAATTTTCAAATCGTCAATGGCATTTTCTTGGTTTTGTAAGTCCATCAAAGCAACTGCAATTGATTTGTCATCTAAGATTTGTGATCCTACAATTGCAAAGCCTGTTCGGTCTGGTGATATTTCAACACCAATCCAAGTTGGTCGGTCTGGGCTCAGCTTGAGGTTTGATTGCTGGCATGCGTTCCAATCTCCGGCACTCCATGGGCTTTGAATTACATCAACCCACTGACAAAGCATTTCTGTGGCAATAATGTTTGGATTGTCGTTCATTCTTGATTGCAAAGTGTTTTCTGTAATGGTGTGACCAAGTGCAGGGTTTGCTTGCACCCATCCTTTACGATCTGAAAGTTTAAGTCCTGGCTCTGCTGACCATTCCCAGTAAGCAATGTCATCTTCTGTGTTGTTGTCAATTTTGTGTAATGCTCTAGCTCTTAATTGGTTGAGCAATGTTGATGTTATGTCACCAGCATTTGAAGTGACCCACATACTTGGATTCTTTGAGGCTTGCATTGTGTAGGCAAGAGCTGCAAACGCATCTGTTGTTTTGTGCATTCGGGCTTCGTCTATGTAGACAGTGTTTGCTGATAATCCTCTTGCACTTCCAGGCATAGCAGCCACAATCTTAAATCTTTGTCCACCCTTAAGTTCAATTTCTTCACGACCATTAGCCCGGGTCACTGCTTTGACTTTGTTACTTAACCAACTGAACCCATCAATCATTTCAACAACTGATCTGAATGTTTCCAAAGCAACATCACGATTCTGAGCTGTTGCAATCTGTAATTGTTCATCCCAAAGAAATAACCCGGCAAGAATGCGAAATTTGGTGAGTGTTGTCTTGCCATTCTGTCTTGCAATGATCAGCAAATTGGTCTTACTTACAAATTCACCATTGTCTTTAATCTTGCAACCATCATTGATGACATATTCTTGCCAAGGCAACAACGGCATGCCCATTTGTTTTGCAAGTTCAACAATTTCGTTGCCTTTAGTTTGGTTTGGTGTTTGAATGGTCGAGATTCTCGGGACTGGACTTCCGACCAGCAATGATTGAGTCAATTGGTGAACCCCCCTCGACAACTTGTGGTGTTTCATTACGACCAAACAATGTTAAGCCGTATTTGTCCATCAGCTTGGTAAGTTCAGCACCCCACTTGACAATCATTGGATCGTGTTGATCTGAATTGTCCATCAAGCCAGCGTAAGTCATCATCATTGCAACTCCACCCAAATCGGCCTCAGTAATCCAACCTGATTCTTGTGCAAAATCAATTGATCTACTTAAAGCCGGCAAAATTCTTTGATTATCTTGTTTCATCTTGTTTGAATCTCCTCAAATATTGGTGGCTCAAAGACCCCAAAATCCCTCGGGGATAAGGAGACTAAGGAGTGTGTGCGTGTCGTTCCTCGTGCAAAAAAATCATTTTTCTTTTTGATTTTTGTGTATTGCTCTGCGTATTTTTTTTCTGCAAATGTTTTTGCGTCTCGATCTTTCTTCCCGTAGTTACATGTGGTGCATGCTGCTACAAGGTTTGATTCATGGTCTACTCCACCTTTGCTTATTGGAATGATGTGGTCTACTGTTGTTGCTTCTTGGCCACAGTATGCGCAGGTGTAATCATCGCGCTTGAGTATTGCCTTGCGTAGTTCTCTGTACCTGGTTGAGTAACTCATGCTTTTCTGAGTTTCTTTTTTATGTCTTTGATGTATGTGATTGCTACTTCTGGATCAACTGAATCATCTTTTGGTGCAACGTATTTGTCTGGTATTTGTGTCTTTTTTAAATGTCCGATAGAACGTTCTTTAAGAGTTATATAAGAGTTATGTAGGACACCATTGTCAGGGGTGGTAGGACGTGTATGTCCGGGGTATAGGACACCCATGTCCGGGGTAGTCATTCTGTATAGGTTTGATTGACCTGTTCTTGTTTCAACTTCTAGATGGCCTTTGTTGATTAGTTCGATTTGTATTCTTCTGACTTGTCTGGTTGATAAGCCCATCATTGTTGCGATGCGTTCTTGTGATGGCCATGCTGCGCCCTCTTGATCGTTGAAGTGGTCAGCTAGTACAACCAGTAGCAGTTTTTCCATGGGTGTTAGGTTTTGTTGTTCAAGTGCCCATCCCACTAATTTTGCGCTCAATCTAGTTCCTCAGTGTAAAGCTTTAGTTCGCATGTTGAGCAACCTAGTTCTTTGTTGTATAACTTGTTGCATTCTTTGCAGTAAATGTATGTGGTCATGATTTGAATGCCCATACCATGATCACCAAATATAACCCTAGGAATACTAGCTTTTGGGCTGTTGTCATTTTTTGCCTGTGACAATCTTGTGACATACGCTGCAATGTTTTTTGTTGAATGTCCAGTTACCACAATTGATGCAT